CAAATATGAAGCATACCAGCAGGATTGTTATGTTGTGCCGACCTCCTATGGCGGTGATACATCCGGCTATCAGATTCCGTTTACCGTTAACTATGTTGGCGAACGTGTAAAAGGAAAATTTGATATCAGTTCCGGCACATTCACGGCCGACGGCAAATAAGCACATATACAAGGAGGGCACACTAAATGGCAAAAGTAGTTAACACCAAAATTGATGATGGAATTTTTACATTCACGTTTACCAACAACGAAGGCGAAGTTTTTTCTTCTTTCAAGCTGAATCCGACCGATATCAATGTAGCAGCACGTGCAGAGGAGCTGACAGAATACTTTGAACAGCTCAAAGATTCTATTCAGAAAGTCACTTCCGGTAAAGAAATGGCGGAGCTGAATAAACAGATTGAGGACAAAATCAACTATCTGCTTGGATATGAAGCATCAAAAGACCTGTTTAAAGAGCCGATCACAGCAACTACCGTGTTCGGAAATGGACAGGTATTCGCATATATCGTTCTGGATAAAATCGCAGAAGCAATCGCACCGGAAATCGAAAAGAGAAAAAAGAAAATGCAGGCAGCAGTCAATAAGTATACGGAGAAGTATACAAAATGACCGCCTATGAGCTTCCCACCTCACTGAACATAAGTGGGGTGGATTTTTCTATTAGAACCGATTTTCGTGTGATTATTGACATTCTCATTGCTATGAATGACCCAGAGCTGGACAAACAGGCAAAGGCAGTTGTTATGTTGCAAATCCTGTTCGAGGACTGGCACAGTATACCGGTCGAGCATCTGGATGAAGCCTGTCAAAAAGCATCTGAGTTTATTGATTGTGGCCAGTCTGATGATGATCCGAACCGCCCAAAGCCCCGATTGATGGACTGGGAGCAGGACGGAGATATGATCGTACCGGCTGTGAACAAGGTTGCGGGCAAAGAAATCAGAGCAGTGCCTTATATGCACTGGTGGACGTTTTTCGGATATTTCATGGAATCCGGTGAGTGCCTGTTCAATACAGTTGTTGGAATCCGCTCTAAAAAGGCAAAAGGTGAACGTCTGGACAAATGGGAAAAGAAATTCTATCAGGAGAACAAAAACACAATTGACATAAAAACACGTCTCAGCGAAGAGGAGCAAGCGTACAAAGATACGCTGAATGAGATGTTGAACCTCAAATAGTTAGGAGGTGGACACATGGCTGCTGATGGCTCAGTCATTATTGACACCAGAATGGATACAACCGGTGTCCAAAACGGTGTATCGGCTATAAAACAGTCATTTAACGGCCTTGGAAGTGCTGTAAAAAAAATCGGTCTGCTGATTGGCGGGGCGTTTGCTGTCGGAAAACTTGTGCAGTTTGGAAAAGAATGTGTTGAACTTGGCTCCGACCTTGCAGAAGTACAGAACGTGGTTGATGTTACATTTACAACCATGTCTGACAAGGTAAATGAATTCGCAAAGAATGCTATGACATCTGCCGGATTATCAGAAACCATGGCGAAGCAGTATGTCGGTACGTTCGGAGCGATGTCCAAGTCGTTCGGTTTCTCAGAAGCACAGGCTTATGATATGTCAACGGCTCTGACGCAGCTGACTGGTGATGTGGCATCATTCTACAACATTAGTCAAGACTTGGCTTATATCAAGTTGAAATCCGTGTTTACGGGCGAGACTGAGACATTGAAAGATCTTGGCGTGGTAATGACCCAGTCGGCACTTGACCAGTACGCACTGGCAAACGGTTACGGGAAAACCACATCTGAAATGACCGAACAGGAGAAAGTGGCTCTTCGTCTGGTTTTTGTGCAGAAACAGTTATCAGCTGCATCTGGTGACTTTATTCGCACTTCGGACAGCTGGGCAAACCAGGTCAGAGTAATGCAGTTGCAGTTACAGTCTCTCAAGGCAACAGTCGGACAGGGATTAATTAATATTTTCACACCTGTTCTGAAAGTTATCAATATCTTGCTTGGCAAACTGGCAACTCTGGCAAATGCTTTCAAATCGTTCACAGAGTTAATTACTGGAAAGAAATCATCTGGCCAAACAAGTGGAAGCGGCGCAGGTCTTGCCGGAACGGATGCAATAGCCGATACAGCTGACCAATATGGGGAAGCTGCTGACAATGCCGAAAAGCTGGCAGATGCAACAAATGATACAGCAGATGCAACCAAGAAAGCTACCAAGGCGGCAAAGGGATATCTCAGCCCACTGGACGAAATACATAATTACTCAACGGATAAAAGTACAGATTCATCGTCAAAAATGCCGAATGCAACCGGCGGACTTGCAGACCAAATGAAAGATGCTGTGCAAAACGTTGATTATGGAAAGGTAGCAGAGGGCGAGACGGTTTTTGACAAAATTAGCAAATCAGCCGAAAAACTTGCGAAGCTCCTTAAAAAGCTCTGGAATCCATTTCAGGACGCATGGGAAAAAGAGGGCAAGAATACCATTGATGCCGCACAGTTTGCCTTTTCCAGTCTCGGAACACTTGCCAAAAGTGTAGGCAAAAGTATCGTTGAAGTCTGGACAAATGGAACTGGCACAACGATGCTGGAAACTATGCTCCGGATTGCTCAGAATGTCCTTAAAACCATTGGAAACATTGCGAAAGGGTTTGCGGATGCCTGGAACAAGAACAATGTCGGAACTCAGATTATCCAGAACATTGCAGATGCTCTTGTGGTGGTCATGCAGTTTGTCGAGAAAATCGCAGAGGATACGGCAACATGGGCGGCAAACTTGGACTTTTATCCGCTGTTGGAATCCATTAGTAATCTGACAGCGAATTGGGCACCGACTTTTGAAGCAATCGGAAATGTCCTTGAATGGATATACAAAAATATTGTTCTTCCAATGCTGACATGGCTCATTGAAACAGGAATTCCAACAGTAATTAATTTGAGTGCCGCTTTAGGAAAATTCTTCGCAGATCATCAATCTATCATCGAAGCATTTGGTGCAGCATTAATCGGTGCGTTTGCAGCGGTTCAAATCGGGGAAGCTGTAACATCTATAATGGGACTTATTACCACGCTCGGAGAGGGAATCAGTGGGCTCATTGCGTTGATGACTGGATCCGGTGGAATCATTGGCGGCTTAACTGCTATAGCGACAGCTATTGGACCAGGAGGACTTGTGATTGCTGCCATTGCAGCAGTTATTGCAGCAGGAGTACTGTTATATAAAAACTGGGACAAAGTTAAAGAAGTTGCTGGAATCGTAGCTTCTGCTGTTGTTAACTTTTTTAAAGCAATGGGCGAAGGTGTGAGCGCACTTCTTACTGATTTAAAAGACACCTTCGTAGGAATCTGGGATGCAATAAGCAAACTTACATCGTCTGTCTGGAAAGCAGTTTCCGGATTCGTAGTTTCCAAAACACGTGAAATGGCAGAAGCAGCGACTAGGAAAATCAGCAACATGGGAGGAAAGATTACGACGTTGTGGAACGGCATAAAAACCAATGCAGAACAAATCTGGAAAAACATTGTAACGACTGTAGGAAATAAGGTTTCAGATATTTACACGGGAATTGTCAATAAGTTTACATCTGCCAAGGACAGAGTAGTAGAAATTTTCGGAGGCATCCGTGATACCATCCGAAACATTCTCAACAAAGTTATCGGCATCGTTAACGGAGCAATCGGAACTGTTAACAGTGCGATCGGCGGCATCGAATCCGCGTTTTCTTTTGGCCCCTGGACTGTGCCGACTCCGTTCGGCTCAAGAACCATCGGATTTACCGCAAGTTTTCCAAGAGTTCCAACAGTTCCGTACCTGGCAAAAGGCGCGGTTATTCCGCCAAGAAGTGAATTTCTGGCTGTTCTTGGTGACCAGAAACAGGGTAATAATATCGAAACACCAGAAGCACTGCTCAGAAAGATTGTCCGGGAGGAATCACCACAGAAGCAGGACGGTAACGTCTACAACGTATCTGTGACGGCTTCCGGAAGAAAATTGCTGAACATCATCCTGGAAGAAGGAGAACTTCAGAGAAGCAGGAACGGCGGCAAGAATCCATTTAAACTGGGAGAGGAGTGGTGAGATGGCTGATCTGAAAAAAGGAGGTTTTACGGTGGATGGGGTTGCAATTGCGGCTCCGTCTACTTATAAGCCGGTATTTGCAACTACAAGTACCAAGAGCTCCAAAAGAGATCAGGAGCTGTCCATGCATAACAGTCCGATGGGCACGATCGGAGGATACGATCTGACCTGGGATGTTTTGAGCTGGGAGGAAATTGCAGTAATCCTGAACGGAATGATCAACAAATCAGAATTCACTTTCCACCATAAGGATCCTACAATCCCAGGTAAATGGATTGACCGGACGTTCTATGCGTCGAACTACAATATGACAGCCCAGAATCTGGAAGAAAACGAAGAAAGCTGGACGGACCTGGCCATCAATATAAGGAGGATAGAAAAGATTTGATCAACGTTTCAGAACAATTAAAAGAAGAATCAAAAAAGAACCATAATTATTATGTGACAGCAAATGTGACTCTGGCAGACGGGACGAAACTTTCTCTTGAAAAGAAAGACTTTTATCTGGACGGGAACGGGATCATCGATGCTGCAGATAGCAGCGATTTTCCGGTCGGAGTGGCGATCGAGAAGACAGCTACACTTTCCCTTGTCAATGATAAAGAACAGTTTGACAAGTACAGCTTCAATAAAGCAGTATTCGTCATTTTTATGAATTTACAGTTGTCTGACCGTCTGGAAACCTTTAAAAGAGGCAGTTTCATCGTATGTAAGAAACCGGTAATCGATGGCGAGATCAGCCTGACATTGCTTGACTATATGAGCAAGGCAGACCTTACCTATAAGACGAACTTAAGCTTTCCGTGCACAGCAAGAGAGGTCTTGGAAGATGCATGTCAGCAATCCGGTATCGTGCTTGGGGATGCAGAGTTTCCAAACTCGGATTATCAGGTCAACAAAGCTCCGGAAAATACAACCTTCCGTGCGGTGATCGGTATGGTCGCCGCCCTTGCCGGAGGCAATGCAAGGATTGATGAAGATGATCTTCTGAGGATCGTTACTTTTGATCAAAAAGAAATACATCATGAATTATCTGCAGTCAGTGACGTGCAGGTAGACACGGATCCTGTAGTTATCACCGGGATTAAGTATACCGAAGGGGATGATAGCTATTTATATGGCACAGAGGGGTATGTGCTGGAATTGAAAGAGAACCAGCTCCTTTCCGGAAATGCAGAAGACGGAGTGAAGAGAATCGGGCAGATCCTGAATGGATTTGAGATCATGCCATTTTCTCTGTCACATCCACCCATGGGATATCTGACTTTTGGTGATACTGTCCATTTCAAGGACAGCAGAGGAATAGAGCATACCACCTATGCTACAGAGGTGGAATTCAAGTTCGCAGATTCCTTGGAGCTTGCCTGCAACGCCAAAAGTGTGGAAGAACAGGAAGCAGAGTTTCCAGGAGGCGGGCAGAGCCAGATTATTGTAGAACAGGTCAATAAGGCAGTGGATAAAAAGATGACTGCCTACGATATCAAGCTGAAACAGGCGAATGAGCTGGCGGCCAACTGCCTGGGATTTTGGTACACAGAAGTAACTTTGGAAGACGGATCCGTGATCGCATATCGGCATAATAAGCCGAAATTGGAAGAATCCAAGATCGTATACAAAAACGCTGCGGAAGGGTCTTTTGTCACTAACGACTACCAGGGGACCGATGAGGCTACCACACAGGCTGGCAAGTGGAATGCTGCTTTTGACAGCAATGGAGATGCCGTACTGAATATTTTGTACGCAATCGGAATCCAGGCCGGCTGGATCAACACAAGAGGGTTCACTGCAAAGGACAATGATGGGAATATCACATTCCGGATCAACGAGACGACAGGCGACGTAGAGATAGATGCGGATAATTTCTTTCTCGGAAAGACCAGTTTGAGCGACCGCCTTGAGGACATGGAAAACACAATAGCATCAGGGAAAAACCTGTCGATGCTGCTAGACAATGACTACCAGAGCATCCCTGTTGACGCCAATGGAAATGTCATTGGAGAATTTCCTTCCGTGCAGACAACGGTAATGGTCAAATACGGCACAGAGGACATTACATCAGACTGCAGCTTTAAGGTTTCGACGTCCGATGGAGTTGAAGGTGTGTGGGAGAAAGACCTGCATACATACACTGTGACAAAACTGTCCGCAGATTCTGCATGGATTGAGTTCCGCGCGACCTACTTACAGACATTATCTCTTTCCAAAAAATTTAAAGTAAGCAAGTTGTATGCCGGCAAAGACGGGGGAAAAGGAATTCCTGGAACAAACGGTGAAGACGGGAAGACATCCTATCTGCATATTGCCTACGCCAACAGCGCCGATGGAAAAACGGGCTTCTCAAAATCTGATAGCACCGGAAAGATATATATCGGCCAATACACTGACTATGCGGAAGATGACAGCTCTAATCCAGCCAAGTACAAATGGACCAGGATCAAAGGAGAGGACGGACGAACCTATTTTATTGAGCTTTCTGCAAATGCAGTAAAAAGAGGACAGGACAATCTGATCGTTCCGGAAACGATCACGGCATCTGCCTACTATAGAGATGGTACGAATGCGAGCAGAGTTGCATATTCTGGCAGATGGAAAATTCAGACCTCCACAGATGGCACGACTTGGAAGAATGTATACACTTCTTCGTCAAACGAGAGTACGAAGACATGGACCCTCAAGAACTTTTCAAAAGATATCGTATCTATCAGATTCGTACTGTATGCTGCAGGCGGGACAACACAGACGATTGACATGCAGACAATACCGGTCCTTGTAGACGTTGCAGCCCTTACCCACGAAGAGATCTTTGATCTTCTTACTGATTCGGGAAAGGTAAAAGGCCTCTACAAGATTGGAAACCAGCTCTACGTATCGTTTTCCTATGCACGAGGCGGAGAGTTGGCATTAGGAGGAAAGAATAACGACAATGGTGTTCAAAAGATTTATGATGCAGACGGAAATGTGATCGTTACATCGGATACAAACGGAATCACAATCTATAACACCGAAGGAACCCCAAAAGCCCGGATGTCAAACAAAGGTACTGTGTATTTCAAAGAATACTACGAGAACGGTGACACTCTTCAATACAAAGGCATTGCGATTGGGGATATGAATGGTTTTGATGATAATATTGATCCAGGAGAATGCGGGATCAAGGTCATTGATTATAACCGCATAGGAGATGTTTCAATTGTAGATACATCTGGAAATGGGTTCACATATGAAACAGATGGTTTGGTCGGAACGCTGTATAAACTAGAAGTGGCTCAAATCACAGATGTAACAGAATTCCAAAAGCCTCCCAAAATATTGAACTGCAAACATGTTTCTTCAGGAGGTCATCTGGTTTTTGCCAAAGACGGAGCAACAGTAGCTTACCTGTCCTCATCTTCCGAACGATATAAAGATGTCCAAAAGAACCTTGAATGCATGGAACAATGGTATGATATAGAACCTGTTTGGGCGAAATACAAAGACGGTTATCTTACTGAAGGTGATGCTTTTAATGGAAAAGATATGCCGATGTTTCTGGCGGAAGACGTAGAAAAGCATATGCCGGAGGCGGCAGTATATAACAAAGATGGAAAGATCGAGGACTGGAATTATCGTGTTATGATTCCGGCAATGTTTGCCATGTTGAAAGAACAGCATCAGGAGATTGAAGAACTTAAAAAATACCTGAAAAGAACATGAAACTACAAGAAACAGCGAGGGAGGCGCAATTATGCAAAAAGACAACATTGAAGTACTCAGAAAAATCCTTTACGCAGTAGAAAGCGGTGGTCAGATCTATGGTCGTCAGAATTATGCTGCGTTCATCGGAGCCGGTGCAAACTGTGCGAATGAAAAGGCAATCACAATCGGAGCTGGTCAGTGGTATGCAGGAGAAGCGAAAAGACTGCTTCAGAAGATCCAGAGAACGAATCCGGCACAGTTCAAGAAACTCGACACGCAGGGCATTGAGACAGATCTGCTGAAAAAGAACTGGGCTACATATGCGGTTTCCACAACCTCTGCAAAGGCGAAGTGCATCGTTGCGATTATCAATTCAACTCTGGGCCGCAAGTGCCAGGACGAACTGATGGACGAGCAGATTACCAAATATGCTGCCAGCATTGCCAAGACTTATGGATCCATGTCAGATACAGCGATGATGGAGTGTATCAACATTATTCATCAGGGAGGCTCTGCGGCACTGAAGCGTATTCTTGCCAAGACCAAGAAACCGTATACCGCAAAAAGCATCTATGCAGCCTTGAATACGGATCCGGCAGACCCAAGACCGAATCAGGTTGGCGATTATGCCACCAGACAGAAAAAAGTGTATGAGTACATCACAAAATATGCTTCAGATACAGCAACCGGGGCAACCACATCAACAGAGACCAAGAAGGAGGAAACAACAGTGTCAACAGTGCAGGACAGAATCAATAAAGCTATCAACTGGATGGAAGAAACCGCAAAGGACGACAGACATGGATACTGTCAGGATCATCGTTGGGGGACAGATGGAGACTATGATTGTTCTTCCGCTGTGATCACAGCATGGGAGCAGGCAGGCGTTCCGGTCAAAACCAAAGGGGCAACCTACACAGGAAATATGCTGTCAGTATTCAAAGCGAATGGATTCGTGGATGTGACAGCAAAGGTCAACAGATCTACCGGAGCAGGACTTGTCCGCGGTGATGTGCTGCTTAATGCCGTACATCATACTGCAATGTATTGCGGTAATGGGAAAGAAGTTGAAGCATCTATTAACGAAAAAGGCACAGCTCACGGCGGAAAACCGGGAGATCAGACCGGCAGAGAGTTTCTGATCCGAAGCTACAGAAATTATCCGTGGACAAATGTCCTAAGATATACCGGAGGAAACAGTGCATCAGCTACAACCAAGAATTATCTGGAAATGGGTGATTCAGGATCAGCAGTAAAGACCATGCAGCTCATGTTGATCGAATGCGGTTATTCTTGTAGATCATATGGAGCAGATGGTGAGTTTGGATCCGGAACAGATGCCGCTCTGAGAAAGTTCCAGAAAGATAATAGCCTTGTTGTCGATGGTCAGTACGGGCCGGCATCCAAATTGAAGCTGACCGCACTTCATAATGCCAAAGTCAGTGGAAATGGATCCGAAAGCAAAACTCCATCCAAGACTCCGAAATGGGTCGGAGCGGTCAACGTAAACGAACTCAACGTTCGCACCGGAGCTGGAACAGAAAATCCAAAACTTGCTGCCTATCCGTTACTGAGACAGCATAATCTTGTCGATGTGTGTGATACTGTTCGTGCAGCGGATGGTACTGATTGGTATTATATCCGCATTGCCGGTAAGTATTATGGTTATGTGTGCGGTAAGTATATCAGCAGAGTGTAAAGAAAAATCCCGGCAGGTACCCACTGCCGGGAGCATATTGTATCATCTGTTTTAATACCACATAGAGCAATATAGATTGTTGCGGTTAGTCACAAATTAGTCACAAAAAAAGTCTGAAAACATGCATAAACAAAGAATTCTTTGATATTTCCCATAAAATAAAAATAATGAAAATGTTTTTTAAGAATCCCTTGCAAAATGCGGGAAAGCAAGTAAAATCAATGCTTTGCGGACTTATGATAGAACGATTTAAAGCGTTTAAAAGTAAAAAAAAAACGGAACGGTTAGTCACAATTAGTCACAAATGGAACTTTTATCTTTTCGATTTCTGTTCGAAGTTCTTCCAGCGTTCTGTGCCCGTATACGGCGTTCGTAACATCTCCGCCAAAGGAGTGGCCGAGCATTCGTTTTCGGTCGTTCTCCCTGACGCCATATTTTTCACACAAGGCGGAAAAGGTGTGGCGGCAGTCGTGCGGTGTGTGTTTCGGGTTGCCGGTTATTCCCAACCGTTCCAGTGTAGGGTAGAAGAATTTATCTCGATGATATTTCTGAGTATACATGAGGAGCTTTCCTTGAGATTCCACTTTTGATCGCACAAAATCATATATAGCCGGATGGATAGGCACAACTCTGTCTTTCCCAGCTTTTGTTTTTGATCCACCTTGATAATATTTCTCTTCAAGGTTAATATCCAGCTTCGGAACTTCTCCGATTCTCCACCCAGAGTAACACATAATTAGAATAAGCTGCACTTCCGGGTCATCCATGTTGCGCCACAGAGCCTGCAATTCCTGATCGGAAAAAGGCGTTCCATGTTCGGTATCGCTATCAGCGTTGACATGAACATATAACGCTTTATTTTCTGTTACTATTTCTGAGTAGACTGCATATTTGTACATTTGCTTAAACAGTGTCAGAATAATCATCTGGCTTTGTCTTTTTAATGTGCAATCATCAATAACCTTTTGCATATCAGGAGCCTTTAAATCCTCAAATATGCGATTGTGTAGAACAGTACAGTTTGAATAAGCTGTCCGATATGCCTCCTTTGAACTGTATGACAGTTTTGTCCCTTCTGGAAATTTCCACACGTAAAACTGTTCGTATACATCTGAGAACGTCAATTTCTTTATTTCAGGGTGTTTATCCTCTACGCCCTTAATTGTATTGTAGTCAGCAATCAAACGGCTTACAAGGGTATCTACGTCCGTTGTAGGGGCAATCTCGAGCGTTCGTTCCATTCCTGGCTGATACGTTCCAGCTTTGTAAGCGGTCAAAACAGCGAATCCTTTTAGCCAGTCGTCAACGTAACAGATCGCAGGTGGGCGGACTACTTTCCCTGATGCATCCAGTGTAGCTGGTGGATGCACTGCATAACAGTTTCTCCGGTTCTTGCCAAGATAACGGATACTCCCGAATCCGTTTGGCAGTTTTGGATAAGTTTTTCTTTTCTTCGGCATAAAGTTCCTCCTTGTTTAAAATGTGAACAAATTTTCTGTATTGATTGAAATAGCCGAAGATGATACAATATGGCTTGTATGTTTGTGCATCATCTATGTATGTAGTTTTGGTGCTTAATATTTTTCTTTTTAAAAACCGGTTCCCGTTGGTAGCAGGAGCCGGTTCTTTTTATAAAAGTTCTGATTTTTTCTGGTCAAATTCTTCTTGAGTAATAATACCGCTATCTAAAAGCTCTTTGTAATCCTTCAGTAGTTCAACGGATGTTTTCTGATTTCGAACATTTTCAACAGCATCAGAGCTTTTGGAAATATTGAAGCTCTTTAATTGCATGTCAATATTTGAGCTACAGTAAAATCCAATGGTGTTTATTTGATTTGTTTCGATGTTTCGAAGCTTCATAGATGCATAAGAATCAACTTCTATATTATCGCTTGTCGTGGTGGCGGTTCCGGTAGTGGTAGAATTGTTCTTTCCTTTGGTTTTCTTTCCAGTTCCAACAGCAGCACCGATAGCGACTCCAGGCAAAGCGGCTCCAGCAGTTGCAGCAGTTACAGCAGCTCCAATGGCGGCTCCAGCTAATCTTCCTGTTCTTTTGGTTTTTTCTTTATTTTTTCCTTTAGTGCGTGATGCTGTTGTTGTTTTTTCTACCGTCCTATATTCTGGACCATTCCATTCATAATCCATAAGCACATATTTTTCTTGATTATCTGTAATTGTGACATAGCCGTCTTTCCATTGCTTCAAAAAAAACGGTGTCGTGCGTGATGGTAGATTGAATGATTCTTTGCCAGAAATAACACGCAATTTCAAAACTCGGATAGGCTTTTCTAGTATAACCTGTGGATCTGCTATGGAGTTATTCAATACTTCAGGTTTCGCAGGTTTTTGAACCTTATTTTTAATAGACAGCAAAAGTGCAAAAATAAGATATAAAACAGCAATTCCAAATACCTCAAGTACAACAACGACCATAATATTGTCCGATGAAAGATCGTTTGAACTCATCAAAGCCACAATCATTAATACAATTAATGCGGTCCAAACAATCATCAACACATTTCGTATCTTTTTCATATTTCCCCCTTTTGACACGATTACTCAAAATTCTCGATATAATTCTTATATAGATTCCTTATTTTGGCAGCCTCCCTCTGCCTGATTGGAACAATATCCCCCGATATCATCTCAAAATGATCTGATGCATCTTTAATTTCGTCCATGTTGACGATATAACTTTGATGGCAACGGAGAAATCTTCCATCAAGATGCGGCTCTATATCTGACAGCTTTCCACGTGCTACATGCATGATACCGCAGGTACAGTGGACAAGAATTGATTTATTTCGGCTTTCTATGTATTCGATGTGCCGGAATTCTACCCGGTGGAAGTGGTCTCGGTTTTTGATAGTTAAGGCTTTCTCTCGGATATCTTCCAACGTGTGCGCTACGACAGAAAACATGCGTCCATGCTCAGAGCCTTTGATGATGTAATGCACCGGCAAGATGTCCAATGCGTCAAATACATAGTTTTTGTATGCTGTCCAGAAGGCAATGTTGCCATTATATCCATTTTTCCTGAGCTGTTTTGCAACATTTATGCCATTCTCATTATCGAGAACCACATCCAACACGACTATATCGTACCATTGACCGTCTGCTATATCATCAATCAGCGGCTTTCCACTACTATAAGTGTTTAGCGTGTAACTCTTGTCTCCGCGCTTTTTCAAAAACTCATCAATATGAGCCTTAAAAAAATCAATCTGCAAAGGATTATCGTCACAAATCGCAATTTTCATACAAATCAGTCCTTTAAACTGTCATTTTCGCCATTTGCGTCAAATAAGAATTCTATATGTTATAGTTGATTATAGCATCATACAATATAGTTGTAAATAGACGTTTTTAGGTGATTTTGAAATGAAAAGAATTGAAAAAGTACTAATTTTGATATCGGTTATAGTTTTTGCCAATTATATAATCCATCTGCCAATGTGCGTGGATGATTATGTGCATAAGGATTCCGGCACATACTCTGCTCAACACATGTGCAGACATTCGACCTTGACCAAGAACGCGAAGGGAATTTTGAAAACAGATGATATTATAGAAACAATAAAAATTCCACTCAAAGCGAACTTCCTTTTTGCAAAAGTAAAAATTATATTCGATATTGCGAATATTCCAGTGTACCACTGGCAGTTAGCTAGAGGAAATTTGGGTGCGTCCCGTTTTATTGGACTTGTGGGTTGATATAATAAGAACAAATGTTTGGTTCTATTTCCCACAAGCCGGACATATGCTGTAGTGTAAGGGGTAGTTGTGACAGGGAGGGTTATTATGGATTATAAAAAAGAGATTATTGAGATGATAAATGGAATAAAAAAGACAGGTACATTAGAGTACCTGTACACATTCATAAAACTATTTCTGGAGAGGTGGGGCGATTAAGCCCCACTTTTTTTAATTAGAAAGCATGGAATCAATTAGACTTAAAACAATTTTCTGGTCACGTTCGCTTAATAATGAGAATTTTGAAATCAGATTAAAATCTTCTTTCGCCTGATTAGGTGTGTCTTTTCTGGCACGTCCTACATTAAATCCCATTAACCACGACTCTGAAACATTTAATGCCATTCCCAAGACAACCAGTTTTTCTTGACTGGGTTCTGTCTTTCCAGAAACGTACTGGCTAATATCCGACTTATTCATTTTCACATTGTATTTCTTACAATATGGAAGAACAAGGTTAAGAATATCAACCTGTCTCAGATTACGTTCGTCCATCAAAGTCTTAAATCTTTCTGATGAACTAACTTTTTCCATTATATTATTCTCCTTTCGCTTTCTGATGATAATATATCACATATGAAACAAAAGTTCAAGACTCAAAACAAAAAAGTTAAAAATATTGAAAAAATGTATTGACATAGCGTAATGGGGGTGCTATATTATAGTCAGTTCAAAACATTGAACTAGAAAGGAGTGTGAAATATGGCATTTGATTATAGTAAGCTCAAAGGAAGAATCATTGAAAAATATGATAGTCAGAGTTCCTTTGCAAATGCTATGGAATGGTCGGAGCGTACATTATCACTGAAGCTTAACGGAAAACTGTTTTGGAAACAGTCAGATATTTGCAAGGCAGTCAATCTGTTAGAACTTTCTGCTGATGATATACAGGACTATTTTTTTAAAGAAAAAGTTCAAAATTTTTAACCAGAAAGGAGTAGTTAATTGAAACAATCAGATATTCAGTATCTTTTTGATTATGTAAGAGATTTGCAGAGACAGGTAAATCAGTTAAAAGTGGCAGTCCTTACCGGGAAAGCAAATGGATTAGAGCTTCCAAATCCTATCCATCTGGAACCCGGTGAGAAAATACCACTTGGACATCTTGCAGATGATCTACTTGATGCAGAATTTCAAAATTGTGGAAACGATACTTGTGATAAGGGCAATGAATGAAATTGCGGTAGTCACTTTAAAACGGTAAGTATCTTCTCTATATATTTTCATTTCAACTTCACCGTCTTGAGTGACCACATAGCCTTCATACCCACGCACGGGTTGCTTGTGTAAGAATCCTTTAGATGCTAAGTATTTATACATTTCGTGATTCTCGGTATCTTGTGCAGTGGTTCCGTTATTTTTAAGAACGGACTTCATTAGTCGATATTGTTTTCCAGTTATCATTTAATCACCTCCCATCTACTGGGAGTATACCACAAATAAAAGAATAAGAGGTGACAAGAAGTGGAAGTTAAGCCAATTATCACAATGAAAAACTTCAAAGCAGGTACGAGAGTAGAGCTACTGGGTGTTGATATCAGTACAGCCTTAACTAACTTTGATTACTCGACGCAGGGAGAGGGATCAGGAAATAATGCAGTTACTCTTGAGATTGACATCAAGGAATTAACTAAGGTCTTGTGCGGAATTACATCGGAAGACATCAAGAATGCGAAAGAAATTCTTGCTCCGTACAAGAAAGCCTATGATCGCGACAAAGAAATTAAAGGAGCGTTCAAGATAAACAGACGAAAACTGTTTGATACAAAGAGGGTAAAGAAATAAAGTTCTGTGATGTACCTGAGAAAATTATGAGAAAGGAGCATAAATGGACGCATTACAATTTAATAAAGCCGTCAGCCAACACTGCAAAGAATCTGGTGGAGACTGTTGCAAATGTGACCTACGGCTTTACTGTTACCTATCGCCAAGTGAGCGACCAGATGAGTTAGTGAGCCTGGCTATTGATTTTTTGCATAACCACATTGAAAACCATGGTCATTATACCCATCACAGCGCGGCTTCATTTCCGTGTATTGATGATATGGACATGAGCACCGCAGTAGGCGGCGACTGTTATCAGAAACCTCATACTCTTCACAAACGTTCACGTGCTTGTGAATCTTGTGGCAATGATACAGTCGTGTAATTGTTTCAACCATATAATTCCCCTTTCGTTATACTCGGCATGTCGGTGCCTGTAAATGCATTATAGGTAGAGGGGAAAGGAAATACAATAGGTGATAAATAATGGGAGCAAATAATTTTACACATTTTACCGGAAAGAAATCTCCATTCAAAACTCAAAAGAGAAAGAAGAAATCAAAGGTAAAAAAAATTCATAAAAACAAATATGAAAGGAGTATAAAATGAGCGAAGTTGATACTTACATCAAAGAAAATGCAGAAGTCCATCAGTTCGCTGCAGAGGTTGCGAGAATTATATCTGGTATTCCACAGATGCCAGAGTTCTCATCAGAGAATATGAGCGTATCTGACGCAAGCCAGTTGATCGGACTTCCTGCAACATCAATTAGAGCAGGAATTGTATACGGATGGTTGCCAATCGGGACTGCTATCCAGAATAACAAGCCAGCAAAAAGCCTTTCCGGTGGCAGAATCACATACATCATAAGCCCTAGGAAAGTCTACGAAGTAACTGGTCATGTCTGGAAAGGCAAGGCTGCTCTTAATAAGTGAGTGCCCCGGAGGGAGCTGGAACCTCCACCCCGGAGCTTTGCACCCACTAAAGTACCTTAGTGGATAGATTAATAATACTACTCTATCTGCTAATTGTAAAGACAAATAAGAACAAATAAGGAGAAATTAGCACGATATGAGCGAAATTAGAAACGAAAATCAGCTTACATGGGCTGACATCGAAGTAGCACTTGCAACTGAAATTGTTGAGGAAAGCAAGAAGAAATCAAGAAAATGGTTCGCGGCATGGGGTGTAACAGCCGCCGCACTGGTGGCAAGCAACCTTGCGTGGATTCTCGGAGGAATTAAAAAATGAATAAGGTTCGTGTGAGGGAAGTACTTATGGCGATCACTATAGGGATTCTGGTGACGTTCCTGCCATGTTGGGAGTGGTCAGGAGCACTTGACAGAATCCTGACAGCAATGGTTATGAGCTTAATATTGATAGGAAATTTATGAAAGGGGAAAAAGAAATGAATGAAGAGAAAATCAAAGAGCTGTTTGATTTGTGTGTCAGAGTTTCAAATGAAACAACAGCACATGTGAATTTTGACTACACTGCAAAAAATGATGAATCATCAATGCGCATGTATGTATTTAATAGCCAATGCGAAATCATAAGGCATTTTACTCTGACTCAGTTTTATGATTTTGAGTCTGAAAGTCAGAATTATGAAAATGCAAAGAGGTATCTTCTGGGACTTCTTATTAACGAAAATGCCCGTTAAATCTGGAGGAAAAAGACTATGAATCTTGAAGAATTAAAACTGCTTCCAAAGTGGGATATGGTTCTTGCGATGAATACGCTCCTGCATGAACTGAACGCTCGTGAGTGTTATCTCATTGACTGGGAAAACCCGGACATGTACCTGGATCATATCGAGTACCACGAAGCAGATTCAATTAAAAACGGAAGATCTGTTGAAGGGTCTGGAGACAGAACAGATAACATCTATACATTCTACAAGATGTTAAAGGAGCCTAGATATGGAAAAGAGGATAAAAGAGATTCTGAGTCTGATTGACGATCAGCTTGCTATTCCTTCCGACAACTACATAGACGAGAGTTATAAGGCAAGAACGATAGCAAGTTATGTACAGGCATTAAATGGACTTTTGACAGCTCAGAGATCATACAAGGAGGAAGATAATGAGTAATTTTGAAATCCGCATTCCGGCAAGAAAGAAACGTCCAGCAACAGATAAAGATACGCCGGTTGTGAAAGTTTCGCCAGCCGCATACAACGCACTGGTTGAAATCTACAATGAATCAACTTTATCTATGAAAGATATCGCAAGTTTGCTGATTATTGAAGGCAGCAAACATGTGGTTTATGACAAGGAGGAATGACTTATCGCAACGCCCGTATTAATTATTGGAAAATCTGGTTCCGGAAAAAGTACCAGTTTGAGAAACTGCCAGAATTCTGGCTGGAACCTTATCAGAGTATTAAATAAACCGCTTCCGTTCAAGGGAAAGATTGACGGATGGTTTACAGATGATTACCAGCAGGTGATGAAGTGTCTGATAGCATCAAAGGCAGAGTCTATCGTGATTGATGATGCAGGCTATCTTATTACAAATCATTTCATGAAAGGACACGCTTCTGCCGGAAAAGGTAATGCAGTGTTCGCTCTGTACAATGATATTGGAGACTATTTCTGGCAGTTAATCCAGTTTATTGTAACGAAAGTGCCGCAGGACAAGATTGTATATCTCATGATGCACGAAGAAAAGGATGATTCCGGAGAAGTGAAGCCTAAGACAATCGGTAAGCTTTTGGACGAAAAAGTTTGCATCGAGGGCATGTTTACTATCGTTCTTCGTTGTATCGAAGAGAGTGGCAAACACTTATTTGTCACTCAGTCCAGTCAGGGAGCAGTAAGCAAGTCCCCGATTGGAATGTTTGACACGCTGACTATTGATAATGACCTTGCAGAAGTTGACAAGGTTATCAGAGATTATTATGAATTAGGAGGAACAGACAATGCAGAAACCAAATAATTACGATACTACACAGGCAGCAGGAGAATTTGAACCAATTAAGCTTGGCGGTCACAAGATGGTTATTAAGCAGGTATCAGAGAAAAAATCCCAGGGTGGACTTGATATGCTCGTTATCTTGTTTGATTTTGCAGAAGGAGATGAGCAGGCGGGATATTTTATGAAGCAGTTTGAGAATGATATTCGTCCAGACAAGAAATATCCGAATGCCGGTACCAACTATATGGTCATTGACGAGAGTGTAGAGTATGGTGTCCGTAACCTTAAAACATTTATCACATGTGTAGAAAAGTCAAATCCGGGATTTGCTGTTAAGTGGGGTGATAACTTCGGGCAGCAGTTTAAAGGAAAGCTGATCGGCGGAATCTTCCGTCTTGAAAAAGACTGGTACGATAACAAAGAAGTAAAACGTCACAAGCTTGCATGGTTCCGAAGTATTGAGGGAATTAAGGATGCAGATATCCCAGAAGAGCGCACCACAAAAGCCTATGACGATCATCTGAAAGAAGAAGCTATCATGGGAGCAAATCCGTCAGGTACGGACTTTATGAGTATTCCAGATGGAATTGATGAAGAACTTCCATTTAATTAAAAGGATGTGTTTTTAATGGTTATACAAGTGGATACAAGGGAGCATAAATCAGAATGGGAACGGATTCAGAGCCAGTTTGATAGCCTTGGAGTGCAGTATTTTCGCTCTAAATTGTATTGCGGTGATTATCAATCACTGGACAATGCAAAGCTCTGTATTGACCGTAAAAAGGATTTACAAGAGATTTGTGGAAATGTCTGCCAGCAGCATGAAAGATTCAAAGCAGAGCTTGTCAGAGCGCGTGAAGCAGGTATTCAGTTGATTATCTTATGTGAGCATGGACCAGATATTAAATCAGTTGGTGATGTATATTTCTGGGAGAATCCCCGAAAACATAAGATTATCTGGAAGACGGTAAACGGTAAAAAGGTAAAGACTGTGATGTCTGACAAGGCTGTTGATGGCTGTCAACTATACAAATCTCTATGTACGATCAGAGATAAATACGGTGTCCGATTTGAATTCTGCACAAAAGAAGAGACTGGACGGCGAATCGTGGAGTTGCTGACATGACGAAAGAAGAAATCAAGCAGCAGAACAGTATGAGAGACGTTCTAGGCAGATATGGCATGGTTCCAAACAGATCAGGTTTCATATGTTGCCCCTTTCACAATGAAAATTCAGCGTCCTGCAAAATCTACGATGATTCCTTTTATTGTTTCGGCTGTGGTATGACTGGTGACATATTTACATTCGTTCAGAACATGTATAATTGCGATTTTAAGACAGCTTTTACCATACTTGGGGGAACTTACCAGAAACCAGATTTCTCTTCCAGAATGGCAATATATCACCATCAGAAACAGATGGAAATGCGACAGAAGGAAGAACAGAAGAAAAAGGCTGAACTACAGGAATGTTTGTCTGATATAGATTTCTACAGGGCTATCCTTGGCAGGGCGAAACCATTGTCTGACGGATGGTGTGAAGCATGGAACAGGTTACAACTTGTGATATATCACCATGGATTCATAGTAGGACTGGAAGAAGGTGATTAAAAGTGGAAATGATAAACAAGCTCACGAAGGATTCTATTCTGGACGAAGAAGTGTTTGACGAGATATTCAGTCAGGAAGACGAGATATACAAGGCACGTCTTACGCTGACTCTTCTGGACAGGGCCAAGGAGCTTGGCGTAAAGAAAAAATTTGAGGATTTGCTTAAAGCCTACACAAAAGTACAGAAGCAGATGATCGAGAAAGAGAAAAGCAATAGGACGTTGTCTATGCTGGACCAGTGGACTAATTTCTCTGATTGTGAATATGACAGAATGAAGTGTCTTAACTGGATAGCAGACGATGATGGAATTAGAATTTCAAACACAAATCCAGGATCGCCGGATATTATAGCCTGTTATCATCCTATTCTTCCGATTGAACGAATGAAGAATCTGGAGACCGGAGAAGAACAGATAAAGCTAATCTATAAGAGGAATAATAAATGGTCCGAGGTTATTGTGCCAAAAACCATGGTTGCATCATCTACTAAAATCGTTGGTTTGTCTGCACTTGGAATTTCAGTAACATCTGAGAATGCGAAGTTTCTTGTACGATATCTGTCAGACGTTGAGAATGCAAATGACGATTATATTAACATTCAGTATTCATCCAGCAAAATCGGGTGGATCAGGGATTATTTTCTTCCCTACGACAAGGATATTGTATTCGATGGAGATATGAGGTTCCGGCAGTTATACGAAAGTATCAGCGTAGGTGGCGGCAGAACAGAATGGTATGAGCATGTGAAGAAGGTTCGTGCTACTGGAAGGATAGAGCCAAAAATCATGCTGGCTGCAAGCTTCGCCAGTATTCTGATTAAGCTTGTCGGTGCACTTCCGTTCTTTGTAGACCTCTGGGGAGAAACTGAGGGTGGCAAGACCGTGACGCTTATGTTAGGAGCTTCCGTCTGGGCGAATCCAGGTGAATCACGATATATAGGAGACTTCAAGACAACAGATGTGGCTCTGGAAGCAAAGTCTGATATGCTTAACAATCTTCCGCTAATTCTGGATGATACCTCCAAGGTATCCGCTAAGATCAGGGATAACTTCGAGGGTATTGTGTACGACCTGTGTTCCGGCAAAGGAAAGAGTCGTTCTAACAAGGAGCTGGGTGTCAACCGGGAGAACCGCTGGCAGAACTGCATTCTGACCAATGGTGAACGACCGCTTGCCGGATATGTCAGCCAAGGCGGAGCAATTAACCGAATTATTGAGGTCGAGTGTTCCGAAAAGATATTTGATGATCCACAGCTTACCGCAGATACCCTTAAAAAGAACTATGGATATGCAGGAATCGACTTTGTGAACGCAGTCAAGGAAATGTCCATTGATGATATAAAAGCCCTACAAAAGCACTATCAGGGGCTTATACAGGACGATGACAAGATGCAGAAGCAGAGCATATCAATGAGTATCATTCTGGCAGCAGATAAAATTGCAACAGATCAGCTATTCCATGATGGTCAGTACATTGACATTGAGACAGCAAAGAGTCTCCTGACAGAGAAAGAAATGGTGTCTGAAAATGAGCGTGCTTACTGGTTCGTGGTTGACAAGATTGCCATGAATGGAATTAAATTCGATGATGACCCAGATATTAAGACAGAAAGATGGGGAGTTATTGACAATGATCTGGTAGAGAAGACGTCAACCGCAATAATCTATAGCGCAGCGTTTGACGATCTGTGCAAAATTGGAAAATTCTCCAGAAAGGCATTCTTGTCATGGGCTGTTAAGAAGGGGCTTGTGGAAACCGACAGCAGAGGTTATCCGACCAAAGCGAAGAAGCTGGACGGAATTGTCACCAAATGTGTGTTCTTGAAAATTGTAGACGAAATTCCAAAAGGGTTCGTGAATTGCAATGATGATTTTGAGATTACAGACGATATTGTGTTTGATTGATAAACAATTCGTTCAAAAGGTAACCGGGTAACCTAGGTAACCTTTGATTCTGTATATATATATTTGAGTATTTATATGCACATATTGAGTATAAAAATTTCCCTATATGAGAAAGTCAGGGTTACTCGGTTACTCGGTTACCATGCAGTAAAATCAATGGTTTGCGGATTTTTGAACGGTTACGTTTCGGTTACTGACGGTTACTTATATTATATACCTAATACATATAATATATAATAATTTTTAAAAATTAAAAGAGCGTATACAGTGTGCAGAATATTGTATACAAAAAAGGATGTGAGGAATTGAAACTAGAAGCTAAAGATATTCCGATCATGCACAAGTTCATGCCGGAGTTTTGGAAAACCATAAAAGAATTTTACAACGTAGAGAATAACGATGAATATTTTGATGCATTGCATAAAAGATTTGAGGATTTATATGAAATCTATCCAGACAGTTTGGCAAGATATCTGTCTTTGGCCTTTTACAAATGGGCTGCAGATGTGTCAAAGGGAAAATGCAAAGTATGAATGAGGTGATAGAAAAATGAGTAGCAAGTTAAAAGTCAAGAAAAAGACCAGATTTCCTGTTCAGACTCCTAATCAGGCAGCTCAGGCGTTTGGGCGAGCCATGCAGAACTGCCAGAGCCAACTTAAAGACATGGAAAAGAAAGCCTATGAAGATGGTTTTACCGTTGGTGAGGATTGGAGCAACACGATCAACACTGTCACTACCATGATGGCTCTGAGGCGTTTATATGGCTTTTCTACGAAGCGTTTACTCACAGTCGTACAAACTGCCAATGAATACGTTAAAATGGCAAATGATGGCAAAATGAGCGTTCTGAGCATGATGCAGGACATTGAAGAGAACACAGATGTTAGATTTGACGAGATGAATAAAAATCTGGTTAAGAAGATGGGAGTTTAAAATGAAATTTATAGATTTTTTCGCAGGAATCGGAGGATTTCGCAGAGGAATGGAATTGGCAGGACATGAATGCGTTGGTTTTTGCGAATTCGATAAATTTGCTACTGCGAGTTACATCTCAATGCACTTACTGACAGAAGAGCAGCGAAAGACATTGAAAGATATTCCTATCAAGAAAAGACAGAAGGAAATATTAAAGGAGGAATACAGAAATGGAGAATGGTATGCAAATGACATTCGAAGAGTGTATGCCGGAGACATTCCAAAAGCCAACTGCTGGTGCTTCGGATTTCCCTGTCAGGACATATCCGTTGCAGGAAAACAAGTCGGATTTCAAGGAAACCGTTCAAGCTTGTTTTTCAGAGTTATGTACCTTGTCGGACAGCTCAAAGAAGAAGATAAACCCACTTACCTTTTCATTGAGAACGTTAAAAATCTGCTTAGTGTTAATGGAGGATGGGATTTCGCCAGACTGCTCATTGAAATGGAGCAGGGGGGGTATGATGCAGAATGGCAGGTGCTCAACTCCAAAGATTTCGGAGTGCCACAGAACCGGGAAAGATGTTTTATTATCGGACATCTTAGAGGTAGAAGCTCCGCAGAAGTATTTCCTGTCGAAGGAGCAGACGGAAAAAATAGTGTTTCGTTAAAACTTTTTGGTTGTCTTAATGGTAGAAATTCACAGCGAGACAGAGTTTATAGTGACGATGGGTTGGCACCAACAATCAGTACGAAGCCGGGAGGAAACACAGAACCCAAAGTATCTATAAAAATTATCGGTGAAATAAACTCATCTCAGGATGGTAAGATTCTTTCGGCTGATGGTATTGCAAAATGCCATTCGGCAGGACACAACAACAATCCGAAGATTGCAATTCCAGTATTGACACCAGATCGGGCAGAAAAACGTCAGAATGGAAGAAGATTCAAAGAAGATGGTGAGCCAATGTTCACATTAACATCTCAGGATAGACACGGGGTCGCAATTGATCCACTCGGAGTATTGCGTAACGTTCGCACGGAATATGGAAAAGAAATCCGTAAAGATTACGAAAGTGGAAAACTTGATATTTCCAGACATGAATTTCTTGCTAATGAAATCAGAGAAGATGGAATTGCAAATACATTGTCTACAGTCCAGAAAGATAATCAGCTTGCAGTAAAAGTAGTAGAAGCAACTAAGCAAGGATATTCAGAGTGCAGAGTCGGTATTGATGCAGTGAATTTATCAGTCCCAGGAAGTAAAACCAGACGCGGAAGATTTGGAAAAGAAGTTGCCAATACGCCAGATACAAGCTGCAATCAAGGAATATTCGTGCAGGTATCGGAAGAATTAACGGTATATGCAGTCTGGTATGAAAAATATCAGTGCTACATAGCAATCAGAAAATTAACCCCAAAAGAATGCTTTAGACTACAAGGGTGGTCCGATGATTATTTTGAAAAAGCACAGTTCGTAAATTCTGACAGTCAGTTATACAAGCAGGCAGGGAACGGAGTAACGGTGACAGTTATAGAAGTCATAGCAAGAAAAATGAACGTAAATCTAAATTGATAGCGTGTCAGTTGCTTACGTGGGGAAAGTGAGGATGGAAATGAAAAATAACAATTACACTTCATTCTTCAAAACAAAGCCAAGGAAAGTAGAGAGATACATTTGTTGCAGAAAATGTGGTGGGAACATGAAATGGGTTGAATACTATCCACCAGAAATCAAATGCCCGAAGTGTGGATATACAGTATATCCAAAACCTTATGAGCCTAACTGCAATGAGATTGAGAATTACAAGGAGGACGCAAAATGTTAATCAGAAGTCAGGATAAAAGAATGATTGTAAATTTCGACAATATTTGCACAGTATCAGCGTTTCCTGAAAAGGAAAGCGAGGATATCTATGTCGAAGACGGCACAGGCTCACTCATGGTTGGAAGATATTCCACCAAAGCAAAAGCCATGAAAGTACTGGATATGATTCAGGAAGCATATTGTAAATTTATGTCGGTAAAAAACGATGATGCTTGGGACGGAAAAGAATCCGTGTTTTATATACCAGTGGATAGTGAGGTGGAAGTATGAGTCATATCAAAGACAGATTAAAGCAGTACGCGGATAAATATTCGGACTGCTACAAATACGCTGGGGTGTATGTCAAAGTTATTCAAGATATGATTGAGCAGCTTCTGGCTGATCTGGAACAGGATGAGAAAGAAAATGGTTGGATTCCTGTCAGTGAGAGACTACCGGAGGAAGACGGAAGGTATCTGGTGACGTTTAAAAGCGGAATAAAAATTTGTATGGTAGGATATGGCTCTTGCAGGAGAACTGTACTAGGATATCCAATTGGACATGGCTGGTATAGCTTGGAAAAAGCGCAATATTATGCGGAGGACAGTATTATTGCATGGATGCCACTTCCAAAACCATATAAGGAGGACTAAATGGGATATTGTAAAATAGACTGCCCGCACGGCGAAACAGAGTGTTGCATTTGCTGTACTAAACAGGATTCCTGCCAGTGCAGATGTGATGATATGGACAGTTACGAATATGCGGAAGAGTGTGAAGATTACGTTAAGGAGGATGAACCGTGATTACATTCTTATTAGGACTTACACTTGGAATCATAATTGGTGTGACCGGACTTGTATGTGTGGCGATCATGTACGATAAGCACCACCCAGACAAATAAAAAGGAGAATGGTATGCTGACAAGGAATAAGAAGCTGAAAGACTACGGTATTCCGGCAGAGGACATTGAAAAACTGAATACGATGCTGAAAGACTTCCCAGCAGAATACGGATACCTGCTTTCCAGTGCCGCCTTGTCAGCCTGCCCGAAGAACACGGTGATAGCGGATATGGTTATCGAGAATATCCTACACCGGAAAAGTTACAGGAAAATCAGCAGAGAAAGATATATCCCAATGAATCCGAAGGACTTTTACGGATACAGGCGCAAGACCGTCGCTGTACTGTATGAGAGGATGCGGTTGTTGGGAGTGTGGGAGGATGAATAAATGAAGTTAATTGATTTAATAGCAGCAATTGGCGGCGATCCCGAAAGTGAAGATAAAATTCAGATATGCCATCCGGGGAGAAGTTGGGAAGATTACGATACATTCAATGCCGGTTCGAAGCTGCTGAAACCATTTTATGGCTTAGAAATAAGCTGTCTTTCAGCGATAGAGACGGATGTGTTCAGAGTTGACTTGGTTTTTGATGAGAAAGAGGGTTGTGATTAAATGAGCAGACTAATAGATGCAGATGAATTAATCAAATACATCAAAATTTGGGAAATTGGCACAAGTATTAGTTCTGACCAGAAAGAGTTTATTGATTGCGTCAATAAGCAGCCGACAGTTTTTGATGTGGACAAAATTTCAAAAGAACTTGTAAAGCGGAAAAAAATCGTAAATAAGAAAATGAATGAATCTGATGATACATATAGCATGAGTTATTATGATGGATTTTCGAGTGGGCTTGCTATTGCGATTGGAATTGTGGAAGGTGGCGGAGTTGAATGAGAGAAATTCTTTTCAAGGCAAAGCGGAAAGATGATGGAAAATGGGTCGAGGGATATCTTTTTGACAATGGATTTGATGGAAAAGAGAAAAAATATTTCATAGGTGGTTTGATTATTGAGAAATACAATGGAACTGCTTGCGATGAGTGGGATATTACAGGAATTGATTTTTGCGAGATTGACCCCAAAACCCTCTGCCAGTTCACGGGACTTTGCGACAAGAACGGGAATAAGATTTGGGAGAATGACATTGTTAATCGCGATGGAGAACTCGCCCCGATAAAATTCGGAATGTATTGTTCAAGTTTTGATTACGGAAGCTATAATTTTGGATTTTATGTTGATTTTCCAGAAGAGACATTTTACCGAAAAGAACTTGGATATTGGTGTAGAAAGGTTGAAACTGCCGGAAACGTGTTTGACAACCCAAAATTATTACAGGAGGAATAAGATGAATAAATCGGCATTAGTGATGGATACACCGAAAAACTGTTATGATTGCCCGTTCGGAACTGAGTACTGTGGTGATCCTGAATATGAAGGATGCTGTGAACTGGCTGAATGCTTAGACAGTGACATGAGGCTTATAACAGAAGAGCATTATGATTACGAAAGTGAATCAAGACCAGATTGGTGTCCATTGAAGCCGCTGCCGGAGAGAAAAGAGTATATCGTTCCAATCGACAATGTAGAATCACAAAAAGATATTATTGCGGTTGGCTGGAATGCTTGTTTGAGAAAAATTACAGGAGAGGTGAAATAATCATGTGGTTTTTGTGTCAAGAGCCGTGTAAAACATTAGATCAGGCACGGAAAAGAGCAATGGAAATTGGACGAGAGAATTTTGATTCAATCCATAAAGAGCGTTACGGATTATTTTTTAAAAGAACTATATATGTGATTCTCTGGTGGAGATGGATTGAGAAAGAAGAGGTGAAGTAGATGGAGAGATTAACACTTGAAGAAGCTATTGTTCATGCAAAAGAAGTAGCGGAAAAGAATTATAGAGGTGCAGATTTTGAGCCAATTGATTATATAGATGATGATATAAAAGCTAATTGCGTAAAATGTGCAGAAGAACATGAGCAACTTGCGGAGTGGCTTGAAGAATTAAAATCTTACAAAAACTTAGAAGAACAGGGCTTGCTTGTGAGATTGCCGTGTAAAGAAGCATATTCACAATCAGGAGATTTCGTTTATCTTATTTATGATTATGAAATTATTGAATGCGTGCATTGTGGATTGGGAATTGACCCGTTAAGCGGAAAAGCCTACATTACGCTTGCAACAGATGAAAAGTTATTCCCTTACAGAAGTCCAGACCCAGAACAAGATTTAGACCCTACTGATTGGTGTACTAATGCGACAGATGCCGAGGTAAGTGAACTTGGCAAAACAGTATTTCTTACCCGTGATGAAGCTGAGAAGAAGTTGGAGGAACTCAAAAATGAAATTTAAAGAATTTGAAAATTGGTGTAATGAAAGAGCCTGTGATGGATGTTGGGGAATGCTGACAGCTATGGCGTGTATTGATTTAATAGGTGAAGTTAAAAAAGTTCCGTTTTGGAAAAGAGAGAAATTTTGGAAAGAAAATTATGAGCAGTTTATACTAGATGAGGTTGTTAATCCCATAGAGAAGAAGTTGGAGGAGATGAAGAAATGAATAACAAACCTACACCAGACATAACACCAAATCTTGCTATATCAGCATACCACGTACTACAACAATATTGCGCTGGACAGCCAGCGGATTGCAGAGACTGCGGATTCTACGAACACTGTCCAGAATGTTTTCAAGGCATACCATGCGACTGGAACTTGAATGAAGAAGGTGAGATAAGTGAAGTTAAGAAAGGCAACACTAACTGATTACGGAGTGCCGTCGGATGACATACCGACATTACAAAGTCACTTGCGCAATCTTAGCGAAAGCGATAAATACAATCTGTTACAGGTATCTATCAAATATGCACCCGGCATCGAATCACAAATCTATGACAGTATCGTCAACAGCATCGGATATCGGACAATGGAGAAGATCAGGACGGTTCCTGCAACAGAGAACGACTTCTACGGCTACAAACGCAAGGTCATGGCGGAATATTATCATCTGGCCAAATTGATTGGCAGGCTTTAAAAAAAACTTAAAAATTTATAAAAGTGGTAGAGAGCTACGTACGCCCTAGTATGGTATTATAGTATATATAACTATAACTATGCTAGGGCGTTTTAATTCAGAAAGGATATGATTGGATGTTAGTGAGATGGCAAATGAGAAAAATTTAATACCGAATTCCGAACGAACTCCGAGCGAACTCCGAGAAATAACAAAAAAAGGCGGTATTAAGTCGGGAGAAGTACGCCGTCAAAAAAAGACTCTTTCTGAATTAGCCAAAATGATAGCTGAAAATCCTGCCCCGACTTCTGCAAAGAAAAAACTCACGAAGATGGGTATATCTGATGAGGACGCAAACAACAATGCTTGTATTGTGGCTGCCGTGTATGATAAGGCTGTTAAAGGCAATATGCAGGCTGTTGATAAGTGGGAGCAGCTGACGGCAGTATCAAATGACGATGATAAAAAATATGAGCTTCCTGCCAGAGTACTCGGAAAGGCATTTGTTGATATAAACAGACGTATCAAACCGAATATCGAATATGTATTCGAGGGTGGTCGAGGTGGTTTGAAATCTTCATACGTAGCTTTTAAGATTACTGAACTTATCAAAAATAATCCTCAGATGCACGCTTGCATTACTCGTCAGGTTGGTGCGACGCTGAAAGATTCTGTATATGCTCAGATGAAATGGGCTATCAATGAACTGGGACTGATGGAAGAATTTGAATGCAAGGTGTCGCCACTTGAGATCAAATACATTAAAACCGGGCAGACAATATACTTCCGTGGCTTGGACGATGAAACTAAACTAAAATCTATCAAGCCGGAGTTTGGATACATCGGAATCCTCTGGAAAGAGGAAAAAGATCAAATGAAGGGAGATGCCCAGGAACGTTCTGTTAATCAGTCAGTACTTCGTGGTGGTGATGAGTCTTATGATTTTTCATCATATAATCCACCAAAATCAAAATCGAACTGGGTAAACAGGATTAAGCTCATACCCAACCCGAAAAGAGTTATTCATCATTCAAGCTACCTGGAAGCTCCGGCGGAGTGGCTAGGTCAGAAATTCCTTAATGATGCAGAGCACTTAAAGGAAGTCAATCCAGAAGCCTACGAGCATGAATACCTGGGTGTTCCGAATGGTGACGGTGGAAACGTATTTGAATATCTGGAGATTAGAGATATTACAGATGAAGAAATTAGTCACATGGACCGTATTTTCCCTGGCGTAGATTATGGATGGTACCCGGATGCCTTTTGCTATCTCCGAACTTATTACGATTCCGCTAGAGAAAAAATATATCTATTGGATGAGCTGTATGTGAATAAATGGAGTAATGCAAAAACAGCTGATTGGATAAAGAAAAAAGGCTATGACGATTATACAATGATATGTGATTCTGCGGAGCCTAAGTCCGTGAACGACTTCCGGGACGCCGGACTCCCTGCCAGAGGAGCAATCAAGGGGCCGGGAAGTATCGAGTATGGTTTTAAATTCTTACAGACAAAGACACTTGTCATTGACCCGAAGCGCACGCCGAATGCATATAAGGAAATTACGGAGTATGAGTATGACAGGGACAAAGAGGGAAATGTAATAAGCGGTTATCCTGACGGAAACGACCACGCAATCTCGGCACTTAGGTATGCTTATGAGCCGTTGTTTAACAGAAGGGGGTACAGTGCATAATGTGTAAATTTTGTGATAATTTAGCTCCTTGCAAAGAATACTATGATAATCCAGAATACAAGAAGAACAAATATATATACGGCTGTATGTTGTACATGTACATGAAAGACCGAAAAGGAAGCATTACTTCCAGACCGTTTGACCTTAATTATTGTCCGATGTGTGGAAAGAAGATAGCGACAGGTGACTAAATGGGACTTATAACAACACTAAAAAGGTGGTTTAACATGATATTCAAAAAACAAGCCGAAGAGGACTTCAATATCCAGGCAGCAGAATTTCCAGAGATGGAATCGTTAATTAACCGGTGCGCGAACATATACAGGGGTATACCGGAATGGTTAGATGATAAGAATAATATAAAGACGATTAATTTCGCTAAATCTGTCTGCTCGGAGACAGCACGGCTCGCAACACTGGCGATCGGAATTCAGATAGATGGTTCCGCAAGGGCTACATGGCTACAGGAGCAGATAGATAAAGTGTATTTCCAAATCCGGCACTGGGTGGAATATGGCTGCGCTTACGGAACAGTGTTTATTAAGCCGAATGGTGAAAGCCTTGACATATTTACTCCGACAGATGTGATGATTGTGGATTATGACAATCAGGAAATCAAAGGGATTATATTTAAGGATTCTTATACTGTTGGTCGGAAATATTATACAAGGCTTGAGTATCATAGATTTGTTGAGACCACCGTGGACGGCGTAACAACCTATCCGTATTATGTTTCAAACAGGGCTTACGTATCAAAATCCCCTCAGAGCATCGGCGATAAGATTGATCTTAAACAGACCAAGTGGGCCGACCTCATGGCAGATACACCGCCGATTCTCAAAGCAAACGGGGAGAAGCTGGACGGGCCTCTATACGGAGTGCTGCGGACACCACAGGCGAACAACGTGGATATTAGTGCCCCATTGGGCTTGCCAATATTTGCCGAAGCCATCGAAGAGTTAAAAGACCTTGACATTGCATATAGTCGAAACACCGGAGAAATTTTCGATTCTCAAAAAATTGTTCTGGCAGATGATAGACTGCTGATGCCAAGCGGCACACCTGTATCAGCCATGTCACCACAGGGCATGGAGAATAGACGGAATGAGATGAACTTACCGCACTTTGTTAAGAATGTATTCGGGCAGGACGAGAAAGAGTTTTACCAAGAAATCAATCCGCAACTCAACACAGATACCCGTATAGCCGGAATAAATGCCCTTTTAAGCCAGTTAGGATATAAGATTGGATTCTCTAACGGATATTTTGTTTTTAATGAAAAAAACGGTATGATGACGGCTACTCAGGTAGAAGCAGACGACCGACGGACAATCCAGTTGATTAAGGATGTTCGAGATAAACTAGAATGTTGCTTGAATGACACTATATACGCCTTAAATACATTTGCAGATTTGTATGGCATCGCACCAGATTCTAACTGGATTTACGACGAAAAGAAAAAGAAATATGTCCAGTATATAGTTAATTATGATTTTAGCGATTTTACATACAACAGAGAAGAAGACAGGATAGCGTGGTACAGTTATGTAAATTCCGAACATGTAACATTTTGGCGTTATTTGATGAAATTTTATGGATATACCGAAGAGGAAGCAAAAAAAATTTCGCAAGAAGCCAAAGAGGAAAACAAAACGAGAGGTTTTTTTGAAGAAGAGTAATGAAGCAAAAGCAATGGTCAAAGAAGCTCAGCCAGACGAACCAACATTATTTGGAGAGGAGTAAGAAGATGGCGGATAAACCAGTAACGCGAGAAGAAAAGTATCTTGCGCACTTGACAGGTGATTACACGGGCGAAATTCCAAAGCCAATCACGCGAAAAGAGAAGTATTTATACGAGTTATGCTTAAAAGGAATAGGCGGTGAAATCTCGCCGGAAGAAATCAAAAACGCAGTAAATGAGTACCTTGAAAAGAATCCGGTCAAACCCGGAGCCACCACAGAACAGGCACAGCAGATCGAGCAGAACAAGACGGACGTTGCGTCGTTGAAAACGGAAACTGGTTCGCTAAAGGAAGATTTAGTAAGAATCACTGCAAATATGGCAGAAACTGGAATAGAAGCGAGCAACAATAGGTTTGATAAAGATTCGATTTCAGTAGGATATATAAAAAAAGATGGAACTATTGACCCAAGCAATACTAACTATATAACTACTGGTGCTATCCATGTCCAAAAAGATGATATTGTAAAGTGCTGGGACTATCGGGATTCGGCTCATGTAGCAGAAAAAAGTATGCGTTTTATTTGCTCGTTTGATTCAAATGGAAACGCAATACCGACTGCATATTCATCTGCCGAAACTACTGAATTTACAGTTGAAAATGGTGTTGAGTATATAAAAGTATCAATAAATAAAGCAAATATAGATACTATTATGATTATTCTAAACGGTGATTCAGCCCCTGCTGAATATGAACCTTATCGTGAAGCTGTTAAAGGTAATTATGTTGCGAGTCGGTTGTTTTTGGAAACATCGGAGGTCATAGATTTTTTTCATGAAATTGCGAACGATACTCCGTATGTAGTCGGAAAGAACTTGCTTGATACATCAGAACTCGAAGTCGGGCTAATAAAAGCCAATGCAAATAGCGTATGGGATGACCAGATCTCCTACTACACCACTAACATGATTCCAATTTCAGCAGGTGAGGCGATTTCATTCCCGTTTGCAAGACGCATAACGGTTTTCGACACAGATAAAACTACCGTTATAGCAACTGCCGATAACATCAAAAGTTATACAGCCCAGCAAGATTGCTTAGTGAGGATTTCATTCAGACGAAATATGGTCGGTGGTTTCATGTGCAATTACGGAGAATCTTTGTTACCATATGAACCTAGAATCCAGTATACAAGGCGAGAAACCGTTACGATTTCAGATACTGGTGATATTAACGACTTTTATAATACCATGTTTGCGGCTTTCCTTCATGGGAATTTGGATGTTATTATAAAATCAGGAGAATACACAATAACAAACGAATTTGTAGATGCATTAAGAAGCTACGAAATCAGGGGAATTCCTGTCGGCGGAGGAAACCATTACTACTTCCAACACGGGGCAAAAATCGTATGCAATTATACTGGAACAAATACAACTGATGTGTATAATTTCTTTTCCCCAATCGACACATGGAATGTTGCCAACGATTTTGAGATATACGGCATAGATGTACTAGCAAAAAACTGCGTGTATGCGATGCACGATGAATGCAACGGAATGGATAACGCAGTAAAACATCACTACGAAAACTGCAAATTTGTGTTAGATAACACTGCGCTTGGGACAAGCGGAACTTATATCAACAAGGCGTTGGGCGGTGGATTAGGAAAGCACGAAACGGTCATTATTGATAGTTGTGTATTTGAAAGCACGAATTTGAATCTGTCTGCCCCTACGATTGCAAGGGATGCATCATATCACAAGGCGAATAATTCTGATTTCACTGATGCAAATATCATCATGAAGAACAGTTGGTTTAAGAATTCATTTCAGATTGATGCTTTAGTCGGTGATGTTCCGTCTATGCTTATATATACAGGAAATAGCGCAAAAGTAAACCCAACGCAAGCAAGCGGATGGGAGTTTAAGATGTTTGGAAACGAGATTCGTGAATAAACTAGAATGCTTTAGTTAACTAACAAAAAACCAAAACATGTACCACGGCTTTTATCGAAAGAGGTGATATACTATACTTAGTCCAGAATATTTACGGCAAATTACAGAGGGCAGTGAACAAATTGCAGAAGAACTGCATCAGTATATCATCTCTGAGATCGTGTCAAGGATGATGGCAAGAATCGGCAGAGGTGAGGACTATATTCTAACCAATGCTGATGCGTGGAGAATCAGAACGCTACAGGAATCAGGTGAACTGTTAGAAAACATTCTGGCGGAACTGTCCAAATACACTAAACGTGAACAGCAGGAACTTCTTGAAGCGTTTGAAGATGCCGGAATCACTGCAATGAACTATGATGACAAGGTATATAAGGCGGCGGGGCTAAGCCCTGTGCCGCTCGAACAGTCGCCGGCTATGATAAGACTCATGGAGCGAAATATGCTTGCAACCATGGGCGAGTGGAAAAACTTCACAAGAACAACCGCAAGTGCCGCTCAAAGGCTCTATATTGAGCAATGCGACCTTGCATATAATCATGTAATGACAGGGGCGGTTGGGTATACGCAAGCTATCAAAGAGGCAGTTAATAATGTTGTGAGTGATGGCGTAACTGTCACATATCCATCTGGCAGAAAAGACACCATTGAAACCGCAGTTGCACGTTCTGTCAGAACTGGCGTGGCACAGGCTACCGGAGATATATCCCTAAAACGCATGGAAGAAATGGACTGGGATTTAATTCTGGTCAGTGCTCACATGGGAGCCAGAACGGGTGACGGCGGTGAGAATCCCGGAAACCACTCATGGTGGCAAGGAAAGATATACTCTCGTTCTGGCAAGAGTAAGAAATTTCCGCCATTCTCATTGACCGGATACGGGACAGCAAGCGGACTGTCAGGGGTCAACTGTCGGCATAGCTTCGGAGCCAGTGACGGAGAATTTAACCCTTATGCAGAACTATCGGCACAGGATAAAGCCAGCAAAGGCAAACAGTACGAAAAAGAACAACGGCAACGTACTTATGAGCGGAGAATCCGAAAGACAAAGAGAGAAGTTCTCGGAATGCAAGCGGCGGTTAATAACTGCAAGGACGAACAGGCAAGATTCGCACTCCAACAAGACCTTGACCGGAAGTCTTATCTCTTACAGAAACAAAATGCTGCATACAAAGATTACTGCAAGCAGAACGACCTGAGAGAACTGCAAGACCGGCTCATGATTGCTAAGTGGAACCGCCAAAACGCCGCTAAAGCCAGAGGAGCGGCAAAGAGGTATAAAACAGCAAAGGGGATTGACTGATGGACAGATGGGAATATTATAATCCGAATCCTGCCGGTAATCGAGTCGGAGATTGCGTTGTCCGGGCAATATGCAAAGCAACCGGTTTTGACTGGGAAACCGTATTCTCTGGATTAATGGTACAGGCGTGCGCTCTGTCAGATATGCCGAGTGCAAATTATGTCTGGGGAGCGTACCTCTATAAACGTGGGTACAGACGCAAGCTGATCGAACAGTCAGAACGATATATCTATACAGTCAACGACTTTTGCACAGACCATCCGACCGGCACGTATATACTCTGCATAGATGGTCACGTGGTGACAGTACAAGACGGCAAATATTACGATACATGGGATTCCGGTAATGAAATCCCGGTATATTACTGGGAAAAGGAGAGTAAATGAGCATATCAGAATTTGTACAGATTTTCTTGTCTATCTGCGGAGGGGTGTCTATTGTCGGAGGGGCGGCGGCTGTAATTTTCAAGTGGATTACTCCGGCATTCCGACTTAATAAGCGAGTGGAAACACTGGAAGAACATGACAAGCGAGATTACGAGAGTCTTCAGAGGATTGCAGAGCGTGATTCATTGATTCTGGAAGTGCTGTCGACCATGCTGGACAGTCAGATCAGTGGGAATAATGTCGAGGAGTTAAAAAAAACAAAACAGAAGCTCACGGAGTATCTTGCACAGAATCAGCGTTAATTGCATTAATAAGGGGTATGCTCATGAAATTATATGTATTCACTAAGAAAGATATAGACAGGTTCTTGACAGAGTGTAATTTTACACCGGACGAAGAAAGACTGTTTCGGCTGAGATGCAAGGAATATACGCTTGAATACTGTGCTGAACAGATGAATGTGAGCATATCTACGGCGAAACGGTTGAGCCGGAGGGTGAACAATAAAATAATCAAAGTATGTTGATACTTTTCAGACGCTAATTAGAGCCAGAAACGAACTGTTTCCGGTTCTTTTTTTATGCAAAAATATAATCAGAAAGGCGGTGCATAAGATGGCATTATATAACAATCCTTATCAATATAGCTTTGGTGTTCCGGGGCAAATGAATCAGTTCCAGCAACAGCCTGTCCAGATGCCGGCTCAACCAGTACAACAGCCCCAGCAGAATAACAATGGCATCCTGTGGGTATCTGGCGAAGTAGGTGCAAAATCCTATCTGGTAGCACCCGGGACAAGTGTTTTACTAATGGATTCAGAATCAGAGAAATTTTATATAAAATCTACGGACGTTTCCGGTATGCCACAGCCATTACGGACGTTTGAGTATCATGAAGTAGGCACTCAGATGCCACCTAAACAGCCTGTTCAGAACATGGACAGTAAATACGTCACCAGACAGGAATATGACGATTTAAAGGGCAAATACGAAGCTATCATAAACCGATTAAATTCTTTTTCTGAACCTGTTAGGGCTAATACCGCACAGGAATCAGCAGTCAAGGGAGGAAATGCAGATGAGTAATCCATTATTTAACGCTCTTGGCGGTGGGATGCCGCAGGGAAACGGACCAATGCAGATGGTACAACAGTTTATGCAGTTTAAGCAGAATTTTAAGGGAGACCCGAAAGCAGAAGTTGAGAAGATGCTACAATCTGGAAAGATTTCTCAGCAACAGCTTAATCAGGTCCAGCAGATGGCAGGGCAGTTTCAAAATCTGCTGAAGAATATGAAATAGTACACTACAATCTGGCCAGATTGATGTAAATACACAAAAAGGAGATTATATTATGGATGGAAATTATAGCTTAGCAGATATTGCCGCTGCTACTGGAAACGGTAGAAACAATGACGGCATGTTTGGCGGAGATGGTAGCTGGTGGATTATTGTCTTATTCATTTTTGCTTTCTTCGGATGGGGAAACAACGGTTGGGGCAATAACGGCAACGGCGGCGGATATGCAGCCACAGCAGCTACTCAGGCAGACATTCAGAGAGGATTCGATAATTCCGCAGTAATCAGCAAACTTGACGGAATCAATAGCGGCCTGTGCGACGGATTCTATGCCATGAATAACGGTATGCTTACCGGCTTTAACGGAATTAACACCAACATCATGCAGACCGGCTTTGGTATCCAGCAGGCTATTAATGCCGATACTGTAGCCAATATGCAGAACACCAATGCTTTACAGGCACAGCTTGCGAACTGCTGTTGTGAAACCAGAGAAGCTATCCAGGGTGTAAACTACAATATGGCACAGAACACCTGTGCATTGCAGAACACCATGAACAGCAACACAAGAGATATCATTGACAGCCAGAACGCTGGGACAAGAGCCATTCTTGATTATCTTTGCAATGAAAAGATTTCTAACTTGCAGGCTGAAAACAATGACCTCAGACGTGCCGCTTCTCAGGATCGCCAGAGTGCACTGCTTACAACTGCAATGGCTTCACAGACACAGCAGCTCATTAATGCGATTAATCCAGCACCGATTCCGGCATATCAGGTTCCTAATCCGAACACATATTACGGATGCGGGTGCAACACTGGATGTAATTGCTGATAACTTCATATCGAGAGTATCTTTCGATTGATTCGGATGTCGGCTTATGCCGTATTACACAGAGGGGCAGGCTGAGACCTGTCCTTTTGTGATATGAAAGGAGTATTTTTATGGCAGAATTTACAAATGTAGCTGCTCAGACTGTAGCAGCAAATGGAAACGTAGTATTTTCAAACACAGCAGTTAAGGGTTCTAACTGTATTCAGCACAGAGAGGGGAGCGGAATCATCACTCTGAGAGGACTGACTAACCAGTGTAAAGCAAGATTCTTTGTGGATTTTTCTGGTAATATCGCAATTCCAACAGGTGGTACTGTTGGAGCCATTTCTTTGGCTATTGCAATTTCTGGTGAACCGGTTCTTTCTTCACAGATGATTTCCACACCAGCAGCAGTAGACCAGTACAACAATGTGTCCTCTGGCATCTATATTGATGTACCTCGCGGATGTTGCGTTAATATCGCAGTAGAAAACACAAGCGATCAGGCTGTTTCCGTTGCAAACGCGAATATTGTCGTAACCAGAGAAGCATAGGAGGTGTGATTATGAGAGACATTAAAGACTTATGTGCGAGAATCGAAGATGAACTTTCCAAAATCGCTGATAATGGACTGACTACCGGAAATCTGGAAATGACATACAAACTGATTGATATGTATAAAGATATCAAGAATACGCAGTACTGGGATAAGAAAGTAGAGTACTACAACACTATCCTTGATGAGATGCGTGGCGGATACAATGACGATTACAGTGAACGCGGAAGAAAGCGCGACAGCATGGGGAGATACAGTTCAAATGACGGCAGAATGATGCCAGATTACGACAGAGGCAGTTCCTATGCCAGACGTGGTGAACATTATGTCAGAGGGCATTACAGCCGTTCTGACGGGCGGGATGCTTATGACGACTATATGACACAGAAACAGAGCTATCGTTCCGGTAAGTCTGAGGACTGTAAAAGAAAGATGCTTGCCGCTCTGGAAGAGCATCTGGACGAACTCACTACAGAAATGAGCGACATGTCCAAGGATGCAGAGTGCCGAGAGGAACGTGATCTTGTCAAAAGATACGTGGAAAAACTCCGTGATATGCTCTAATTGGCTAAAACATGTACCACAACTTTTTCGAGGTTCTGTGGTACAATGTATTCATGAGGAAGATTCGTAAGTGGTTGTAGCCACTTGACATAGATATTTTCATTGATTCCTCCTTTCTCAGGTGCGTGTCCTTAGTAGAAACAAAGATTACAGATTACTTTGGAGGTTGAAAAGCGGATGCAATTTCCGACACGTACCATTGCCGTTAGTGCATGGCGGCATACCCTCCTCGTGAGCATATAACTGAACAGTGAAACTCAACCCGTGCAGAGGTGTGCGACCGTATAGGCGGTGTTGACGTAGCCCGAAACGTCTCGTGTTTAGGCATAGCACGTAAAATACCTTGCTAACCCGGGAATCCGGGTTATGGGAAAGCGGCAACGATTGGCGGTGTTGCGGCGGTCTGTAAAACCGTTCCCTCGTGGTAAACATTATAGGTTCAATTCCTATCTTTCCCATTGTTTGGAGACTGAAAGTTTGGTGACAGGAAAAGCACAGGGCAGTGCGTAGGAATGTATAACCGAGTTCCGAATACGTGCTGTTTATCGGTGATATAGCGGCTTCCTCTAGTAGTCAATAAGTGAACGTGCTGAAATGGTTCTTCCAAACATGTACATCGCAGGATAGAGAAACGGAATCTCGCAAGGTTCATACCCTTGAGACTGGTGGTTCGAATCCACCTCCTGCAATTTATCTGCTCAAAGTCACGCTGTCTGTTTTGCAGGCAGTCTATGGTTTGGGTGGATTGCCCTCCCATGGGGAAAAGGTTATTGCTTATCCTGATGGCTGCTGTGCGGTCCGAAAAGCATAACAATGTGGCTTCGCCAAGTGGTAAGGCACCGGGCTTTGATCCCGGGAGAGGAACACTCATTCATTGGTTCGAATCCAATAGCCACAGTTACCCCGCCCGTGGTCCATCGGGCTTAATCCAATACCTGCGGCGGCAGGTCAATAAACACGACCAGGAGGATATATATGCAGAAACTTATTGACACACTTAAATCATTTGGAATCGAAATCCCGGAGGACAAACAGGCAGATGTTAAGAAAGCACTCTCTGAGCATTATAAAAATGCTAAAGAAGTAGCAAAAACCCTGTTGAAAGTTGAGGGAGAACGTGATGACTGGAAAAAACGTGCTGAGACAGCAGAGGAAACCTTGAAAGGGTTTGACGGTATTGACCCGGCAAATATCCAGAAAGAGCTTGCTGGATGGAAGAAAAAAGCAGAGGATGCAGAGAGAGAATTCAATGAGAAAATCTACGACCGTGATTTCTCAGATGCTCTCAAAACGGCACTCGATGATGTTAAGTTTTCCAGCGAAGCAGCAAAAAAATCAGTCATGGCAGACATCAAAGAAGCAGGTCTCAAGCTGAAAGACGGTAAAATCCTTGGACTGAACGACCTGATTGAGCAGATGAAGCAGTCTGACGCATCTGCTTTTGTGGATGAATCTCAGCAGCAGGCTCAGCAGAATCAGGCAAGATTTACCACTCACGTTGGACAGCAGCAGACACCGGGAAGTATGACCAAAAAAGATATTGAAGCAATCAAAGACCCGTCCGAGAGACAGGCTGCAATTGCTCAGAATATTCAGTTATTCCAGTGATTTTTACACCGACTATACGCCAGAGTATAGCCGCTAACCCAATACCTTAATAACTATGGGTAGAAAGGATTTTTTATATGGCAGCAAAAGCTAATCTTATTATGACAAATGATATTCAGGTCACAGCGCGTGAGATTGACTTTGTCACCAGATTCGAGAGAAACTGGCAGCACTTACGTGACATTCTGGGTATTATGAGACCTATCAAAAAACAGCCGGGTGCTGTACTCAAGTCCAAATACGCAGAGGGTACTTTACAGAGCGGACTTGTCGGTGAGGGTGAGGAAATCCCTTACAGCAAGTTTACTGTAAAAGAAAAGACCTATGCGGAAATGACTATCGAAAAGTACGCAAAGGCTGTATCTATCGAAGCAATCAAGGATCACGGTTATGAGAACGCTGTTCAGATGACTGACGATGAATTCCTTTTTCAGCTTCAGACTGATGTTACCGGCAGATTCTATGACTATCTGAAAACCGGCACACTTACTTCCACAGAAACTACGTTCCAGATGGCTCTGGCAATGGCCAAGGGCCGTGTTGAGAACAAATTCAAGCAGATGCATAGAAATGTGACTGGCGTTGTTGGATTTGTGAACATTCTGGACGTATATGAATATCTCGGAGCAGCTGAGATCACTATTCAGAACCAGTTCGGATTCCAGTACATGAAAGATTTTATGGGATTCAATACAATCTTCTTACTGTCTGACAGCGAAATCCCGAGAGGACAGGTTATCGCTACCCCTGTTGAGAACATCGTTCTGTATTATGTTGATCCGAATGAATCTGACTTTGCAAGAGCAGGACTTGTATACACCGTATCTGGAGAGACAAATCTGATCGGATTCCACACTCAGGGTAACTACCACACCGCAGTGTCCGAAGCGTTCGCAGTTATGGGACTTACTCTTTTTGCAGAGTACATTGACGCAATTGCAGTAATTACCATTGACGAAACACCAACGCTTGGTACTCTGACAGTAACATCTGCGGCAGGAACAGCAACTGGTGATACAAAAATCACTGTAAATCCAGCTAAAGAAAATGCCAACAACGTATATAAACACAAAGTTGCGGCAGAAGCAGTAACTGTCGGATATGGACAGAATCTCAGAAACTGGAGTACTTGGGATGGAAAATCCGATATTAAGGCGGCAACCGGACAGAAGATCACAGTGGTTGAGTGTGACGGAACATATAAAGCACTGAATGCCGGAAGTGCAAGCGTAACAGCAAAATCATAAATGTAGGAGGTAACTGGCATGGCTTATGCAGATTATAAATTCTATACAGAATCATTCGGCAATGTCGTGCCAGAAGCCGACTTTCCACGACTGGCAGAAAGAGCTAGTGATTTTGTGGACACAATGACGTTTGACAGGTTGGTGGATGGACTGCCGACAAATGAACGTTTGCAGAAGCGTATCAAAAAGGCAGTCTGTTCATTGGCTGAATTAATGTATCAGATTGAGCTTGCTGAAAAGAATGCTATTAATCAGGCATCGGCAAATGTAACCGACACACATACCGGTGGCAAGTCAACAGGCATTGTAACATCTGTATCTTCTGGCAGTGAATCTATTTCTTACGCTACACCTCAGCAGATTGGAGCGAGCGCAAAGGAATGGAGTGCAGTATATGCCGCCGCCGGAGATGTAAAGAAAACGAATGACTTGCTCTTAAAGACAGCTTTACCGCTTCTGATGGGAGTAAGAGCGGACGATGGAATACCAATTTTATATGCGGGGGTGTGAGTATGATTTGCAATAAAAAGGCTTATTCAGATATGAGAAAAGACTGTGAAAACTGTCCAGACAAACAACAGTGTTGGAACGGTAAAAATGTTGGAGTAGCCTATTTGGATGCAGGCATTATAGAAGAAGCATCACAGCCACTTATGAGAGAAACAAAGACTATAAATGTCGGTGGCGTACTCACAACGGTATATAAAGATGATATCGAAAGAGAAATATATAAGACTTTACGAGAGCCTTTTTCTCTGAATTTTGGAGCATAAAGGAGTGATTATATGGACATTTCAACATTAGGCTCATGTATCGCAATCGTTATGATTTGCTACATCGTAGGAATGGGCTGCAAAGCATCAAAGAGAATCTCCGATGAATGGATTCCAGTAATCATGGCGGTTATTGGTGGGATTCTCGGAGCGGTCGGAATGGGAGTTATCCCAGATTTTCCGGCATCGGACTATATCACAGCAGTTGCGGTCGGTATGTTTAACGGACTGTCGGCAACCGGAGTGAATCAGGTTATTAAGCAGACAGTGCAGAAAGAATAATTAAGGAGAGGGTATCATGTACGACAAAACATTGACGATTTTCAATTATTATGAGAGTCCAACAACTGGAGATGCGTACTGGTATCCTCATGTGCTATCTGGCGTTGACCTCATTACAGATAAGGGAGCAATCCTTAAAAAGTACGGGCCAGACGCAACTGACAACGCACAGTTACACATCCGATATACCGTCCAGAACGGTGATATAACCATTACTGATAAAGACGGCAAGATTCTTCCATGGGTGCCAGTTAAAGAGTGGAAAAGACAGATTAACAACGCTCTGGAGGACACTATCACATTCTCAGATGAGTCATTCTTCTGGGAGGGTGAGTGGACTGGTGGAACGGTATCTGATGGTGATTATCGAAATGGATTCTACCAGTACATGAACGAGAACAAGGATAACGTGTTTAAGATTACCAGTGTAGGCGGTCCGTATACACTGATTCCACATTTTGAGATTCTGGGTAAGTGATATGAGTAAAATTCATCATTTTAAAGGATTCTCCATGGTTGACGGAGATATGAAAATCAAGCTGAATATGGACAGGTTCTCCAGACAGTATCAAGAAGCTCAATATCTCCTTGACGGAATGGTCATGGACAGTATGGTTCCGTTTATGCCGATGATTTCAGGAGATTTTATCGATAAGACAAGGGCAAGAAGTTCCTCTATGCAAGGCACAGGCTTTGTTTGCGCAGCGGCAGAACCCTATGGCAGATTCCTCTATATGGGAAAAACGATGGTGGACGAGCTGACTGGAAGCCCTTACGCTCGGCAGTATGCGAAGAAAGTCCTTGTCAGTCAGTTTTCTGGTCAGACAGCCGCAAAAGAGAATCTTAAATACACCAAACAAGCTCACCCACAGGCACAGGCAAAGTGGTTCGATGCTGCTAAACGACAATACGGCGATACTTGGATTCGCAAAGTAAAAGCACAGGCAGGAGGTGGACGGCATGGCAGATAAGCCTATTGGAAAAGATGCAACCGGATACGAAATCCTGACAGATGCTATGAAAGCACTTCTGAACCAGTATCCGGGGCTATATGAAAATGAAACAATCAAATTCGAGGAACTTGGCAAGGAATCAGGAATTGCGTTCTCGGCAGATAATGGAGCTTTGATCTATTCAGAAAAAGAAGATGTCTGCGGAACGATGCATCAGGTATGCCAGTACCCCTTTTATGTGGTGTACCGCACAGCATCCGACAAGGAACGACAGAAGCTATCTGTTCAGAAGTTCCTTGACAATCTCGGTAAATGGATATGTCGAGAACCAGTTATTATAAATGGCTCTGAGACACGCTTAAATGCGTTTCCCGAGCTTTCACAGGGGCGAGTGATAAAACGTATCACACGTGATAATTCCTATGGTTTAGAACCACAGGAGAACGGCGTACAGGACTGGCTATTACCATTGTCAGTGCGCTACGAAAACACTTATGAAGTAATATAAAAGTAATATAACAAGTAACAACCGGCTATCAATTAGAGATAGTCGCTAACCTACACAGCCTTTTAAAAGTTATAGGCAGAAAGGACATTTCTATGGCAGTTACAGGCAAGATTGACCGTAAATATATGGCTCATTATATTGATGCAGGTTCCCTCTGTGGAGGACTGACGCCGAAGTATGAGCGGCTTGGAAAAGATCTGGAAGAGTACAATGTAGAACTCAATCCGGATACCGAAACATCTAAAAACATTCTTGGAGAATCCACATTCAAACATAATGGCTACGAAGTTTCTTCTGACGCTGATCCGTTTTATGCAGACACTACTTCTGATCTGTTCACGGCATTGCAGAAGATCGTAGACAACAGATATAAAGACGATAACCTCAAGACAAAAGCAGTTGAGGTCCATCTCTGGACAGAAGCCACGGAAGGCAAATATGAAGCATACCAGCAGGATTGTTATGTTGTGCCGACCTCCTATGGCGGGGGGG